AAAAACATATTGGATTAATTGGTACTTCCTTGTATTGGCACTAAAACACGGATTAAAGTTCTGTTTATGGAGCGGTGAAAACCAAAAGGGACAAATATTAAGAGACTTAATACAAATGTATGCGGGTGAACCATTTAAAAACCTAACTGCCCAACAGATTCAAAGTTACTTGGGTTATTTAGAGCAATTTTTTTACTTCGTGGATAACTCAAAACTTTATAAGCCGTTGGAACTTTTGACCATATTTGAAAATTCGGGGTGCGACGTTGCGTTAATTGACCCTTTTACGGGGTTAGATAGGGAAATGACATACGAAGGGAACTACACTTTTATGAATAAAGCAAGGGAGTTCGTTAATAGAACGGGTATGACTATCTATATTAACACCCACCCCAATACGGAAAGTGGACGAAGTGGCAACTTATATACTGAAGGCGATTGGAAAGGACATTTAAAGCCACCATTGAAAGACCACATAGAAGGCGGGAAGGCTTTTCTGAATAGATGCGACGATATGTTTGTTATTCACCGGTTAATAAAACACGAAGAAATGAAGTACAAAACTATGGTAGGAGTCGAAAAGGTCAAGGATATGGACACGGGCGGAAAACACACGGGACTAAACGAACAAGTATTATGTAATTTTAACTACGGATTAGGCTTTGAAGTGTACGGTGTTAACCCAATAGAAGTAATAAAACACGGATTTTAAATTAAAAATTATGGACGATTATACGTTAATTAAAGCAAGTGTACTTTTAAACCACACTTTTACAAAGGTTCGAGTAAGTATTGACGAGATTAAAGAAAAACACCCCCATAGAAAAGACCTTATAGATTCAATGGAGCAAAGTTTAATCGATTTAAACGATGTTCGAAACGCTTACCATACCTTGGAGAAGGAATATAGGGCAGCTATGCAAACTTGTTTCAGACTTGAACGAATCAATTTAGAATTAAAGTTAGAAAACAAGGAGTTAAAAACGGAAATAGAAAGCCTAACCACGGAGTTATGAAAGATTTAGAAAATAAAATATTATTTGGAAACCTTAATTTAAAAAACAAAAAAGGTACATATATAAAAAAAGATTGTGTTTTTTGTATTAATGATATTGAACACAAAGGAGAAAAAATAATAAAAGTTTTAGATTATAAAATAATAGGAACTAAAAATAAAACGTTATGAAACAAATAGAATTAAAAAATAAAATCTTAAACGATAAATACACCGAGTATATATTTGAAGCGTTTGATATTCAAAATAAAGAAGAAACTTCAGTTAACATACCTATGAATTTTGGAGAATGCAAAACGTTTAATTGGAATATAGGTGTAATTTATGGTGGTAGCGGAACAGGTAAAACCACATTATTAAAACAATTTGGTAATTTAGAAACTATAAATTTTGATAGTGAAAAAGCATTAATATCAAATTTTGATTGGTTAGAACCAAAAGAAGCTACGTCTTTATTGAGTGCTATTGGTTTAAGTAGTGTGCCAACTTGGTTAAGACCTTTTCACACATTAAGCAATGGAGAACAATATAGAGCAGAATTAGCATATAAGATAGGAAAAGCAAATGAAAATGAAGTTGTATTAATAGATGAATATACTTCTGTTGTAGATAGAGATGTAGCTAAATCAATGTCTTATGCGTTGCAAAAATATATTAGACGATATAATAAAAAAATTGTTCTTGCTTCGTGTCATTTTGATATAATGGAATGGTTATTGCCTGATTGGACATATTCACCACTTAAAGGGCGTGTCGAAAGACACGAATGTCTTAGGCGCAGTCGACCAACCATTAACCTTTCGATATTTCGATGTAGATATGAAACTTGGAATATATTCAAACAACATCATTATTTAACAAGTGATTTGTCTAAAAGTGCTAAATGCTTTATTACTCTTTATAATGATAAGCCAATTTGTTTTAACGCTGTTTTGCCTTTGCCAAGTGGCACATTAAAAAATGCTTTTAGAATGAGCAGAACTGTTGTGTTGCCTGATTTTCAAGGCATAGGTATAGGTGGATTTGTTAGTGATTATATTGCAAGTTTATATGTTAAAGATGGTAAAAGATTTTACGCAAAAACTTCTAATCCTGCTTTATGGAATAAAAGAGAAAATTCAAAAAAATGGAGGATTTGTGATATACAAAATAATTTAGAAAAAATACGATTAGAAAATGAAAAGGGAGGACAACAAAGAAAAGTTAGCATAACTAAATCTTTTGAATATATTGGAGATGTTTCACATATAAAAGAAAAGGAGTTAGATATAATTAGATTTAATGCTGACGCTTGGAAAGATATTTCACAAAATCAATTAAGTTTATTTTAATGAAGTGCAAACAATGTAAAGTCGAATTTACTCCCGTTCGATTTAATCAAAAATATTGTTTAGAATCCGATTGCGTTCGTGTTTGGGTAGAAGTTGAAAAGGAAAAGCAATGGAAGAAAAAGAAGAAGATGCTAAAAGAAAGTTGTGCAAAGCCGTTAGGAGCGAAATACGACGCAGGACACTATTTCAGTATGGGTGGACATAAGGCAGTAACTTTTGACGAAGATAACGTACACGCCCAATGCGTAACGTGTAATCAATATAAACACGGAAACTTAATTAACTACCAAATAGGAATCCAACAGAGAATAGGCGCTGAAAGATTAATAGAACTACACGCCAAAGCCCACGAAGTAAAGAAGTGGACAAAAGACGAACTTAAAGAAATCATTAAACGCTATAAAACAAGAATAAATGAGATTTGAAACGCTTAAAGACCTACAAAACGAATGCGAGGCAATAGCGATTTTTTGCGATGAATACGATTTAAGTTTCAGAAAGTTAGACGAAAACGATATAGATTTTGAGTTACTTAAAGACGAACGAATAATAGGTTACGCAGAAGTAAAAGGGAGAAACAAAACAATAGAAGAAGCCTACCCGTTACCAATAGCCGTAAGAAAGTTAGTTAAGCTAATGGACAAAAAGACGAAGCCCGTAATTATTTGGAAATGTTACGATGGAATAATTTACGGCAAACTTAAAAAACTCAAAGGAGAAATAAGGTTAGGAGGTAGAACACCCCGCGAAAATTCCTTTAATGACATTGAGTTAATGGCTTACTTTGAAAGGTCTAAAGAACTAATCGAAAAAAAAATTTGAAAAAATTTATATCGAGGTATTTTTATTTAATTTGGTTTTGTTATATTTGTATCTAATTAAAATTTATACGCTATGAAAAATTTATTTAAATCGTTGGCAGCCTTCCAACAAGAAGTTCCCGTAATTCACAAAGGTACGCAAGGCTTCGGTTATTCTTATGCTGATTTACCCGCTATCTTTGAGAAGATTAACCCACTTTTAGCTAAACACGGATTAGGCTTTACGCAGTTACTTAATTCTAAAGAGGGTTCGAATTACATAGTAACGGTAATTTTTCACGTAGAAACGGGGGAATCCATAGAAAGCCAAACTATTATACCGCAGGTTACGTTAAAAGGTATGAACGATTACCAAAGTTTTGGAAGCGGTGTTACTTACTTTAGAAGATACGCGCTTAGTTCAGCGCTCGGATTAGTTACGGACAAAGATACCGACGCTTCGGGCGAACAAGTAAAACACGAACTAAAGAAGCCAAGTATTGACCAAAAGCGTTTAGGTAAGGCTTTAGAAGCTATTGCAGGTGGTAAGTACACTAAAGAAGAATTACTATCTAACTTTAGTTTAACAGACGCTCAATTAACACTAATCGAAAACGTATGAAAGTCAGGGCTTCTCAAATTGGTAAAATAATGACTAACCCCCGAAAGTCGGGGGAAGTCCTTTCGCAAACCGCTAAAACGTACGTTCAAGACCTTGTTTTAGAAGAAAAGTACGGCATTAAAAAAGAATTTAGTTCACGTTACACGGATAAAGGAAACGAAGTAGAAGACCTTTCGATAGGGTTGGTTAACGAGGTTCTCAATTATAACTTTATTTACAAGAACGACGAATTTTTTGAAAACGAATGGATTAAAGGAACGCCCGACGTAAACACGGACGAAGTATTAATAGACGTTAAGAGTTCTTGGGACGCTGCTACCTTCCCGTGGTTTGAAACTGAAATACCAAATAAAGATTATTATTATCAGTTGCAGGGTTATATGTGGTTAACGGGTAAAAAAGAATCCGTTTTAGCTTATTGCCTAATCGACACCCCTTTAGAAATAGTTGAAGACGAAATACGCCGTACCCATTGGAAACTTCATCTAATCGAAGAAAACACGGAAGTACGAAAAGAAGTTGAATCTAAACACAAGTTCGGACATATTCCGAAAAACAGACGCGTTAAATATTGGTTCGTACAAAAAGACGAAGCCGTAATAGAACAAATAAAAGAACGTGTCGAACTATGTAGAGAATACTATAACCTATTAATGAAAACCTTATGAAGCAAAGAG